CATTGCCCTTCGGCTCCGGTTGCAGTTTGTTGTTTATTAAATCCTGGCTTAAATTGTATCTTCTGTAAAGGCATAAGTATCCTTTATATACTAAAAAAAGAAGAATTATACTATTTTTTAAACCAACTTGGAAGGCCTAAATGTTTTCTTTTATCAAATATATTGTCTTTTGCACCTTTAGTTGCAGTATCATTATAATGTAAAAATACTTGTGCACAATCTTTTCCGTTAAATTCTTCTCTCCAATGCTCTAATAAATTTCCTCTATAAACTAACATATCACCAGGTTTTAAATTAACTTTGATACCTTTAGTGTTATCTGAAACATAACCTTTACCTTCAACTAAATCACCCATCTTAGGATTTGGTTCAATATAGATTGGCCATTTGTCTCCACCTAGATTTAATGTTGTAGATATTTCACAGCTAAATCTATCTTTGTGACGATGTAATATATCTCCCTTTTTATAAATTCTTGCATAAGAATACGTTGGAATTAATTTTAATCCTGTTTGTTTTTCCATAATAGGTTGAACAGCTAAGAGTAATGTTTCCATAGCAATATCTGAATAATGGGAATAAGTATTAGGAACCTGACTATCATTCCATACGCCAAACTCAGTTGTAAATTGAGAAATATATCTTTCATCAAACATTGTTCTTGCAACTTGTTTTTTCATTAAAAAGTAGTTATATACAAAGTTTGCAATTTTAGGATCTATTGCTTTTTCAATAACAGTAAATCTATCTTTTTTAAAATTATATTTTTTAGACATTAAGAACTTACCTTTGCCATTTCTTTTGGAATAGCTTGTATATTAAAATGAATAAATCTAAGAGATTCTTTACTATAATCAGTTACAAATTCATATTCCATATAACCTGGAAAAAATAAAAGAACACCTGGTTTTATTTTAAAATTTATAATTTCTGTCCCGTAAGTGATTTCTTCTGATTTTTTAAGTTTTAATTTAGTGCATCTTGCCCCTGTTCTAGGTTCATGAAATATTGGATAAGAAGTATTTTCACTTGCTTTGAGAAAATAAAATCCCCCTACATGTTGATTATAATTAATATGAGCAGAATAATGACCCCTTCCATTTTTAGAAAATTCTTGTACTCCGCTTTCAGAAAAAAAAGTTGTATATTGTTGCATATCAAATCCTTGCCAATCTAAAAATTCCCAAGCTTTTTGACCTACATAATTATGAAAATCTCTAAATTTAGTATCTCCTGTTAATGATGTTGAATAGTAAGATGTACTACGATCATTAAATTTTTCAATTTCATCTTTTATTAATTCTCGGGCTTCTTTAATATATTTATCAGTTGTTTTAGTAAGAGATTTTAAAAAATCTAATTTTTCTTCAAACCAAAACGGTGTTTTAAAATATTCTTCTATAATCATATTATTTAAACGGATATCCTAAATTCCAAATGACTAAAGAATATCTTGTACCTTTCGTAACTGGTTGAACTCTATGCCACACAAAACTTGGAAATACAATAATAGAGCCTTTAGGAAGTATTTCTTTTACAGTCAACACATGTTTATCTTCCTCGCGCATGTGTGGATCATAATTTCTGCAATCAAACTGTAATTCGCCACCTGTATATTCTGAACCATCAGTTAATTGACAAGTTACAGATAATTTTCTAATTTTACCATAACTATTTTTATCCTCTGGTTTATCATATGGTTTATCCCAAGAATCACAATGCCAATCATAATATTGATTTAGTTTATATTTAGTAAATTGGCAAGATTCAGAAAAAGTCCAATCATAATTCCAACCAGCTAACTTGTTTGCTTCATGTATGTATGGATGTATTTCTTTATAGATCCAAGTGTCATTTAACCACACAATATTCGAATTTCTTTTCTTTTTTAAATCTATAATTTCTTCTTCTTTTAATGGTTGTTTTTTTAAATCTCTATTAGAACCTATTCCACCAGTAATGGCTAAATCTTCCTGATGTTGTAATCCATATTTAATAACATCATCACAAAACTTTGGAGTTAAAGCTGATTTAAAATACCAATAATAATTAGATAAATTCATAAGTCGTAGTTAATATAAAGTTTAATTGTTCTGATGTATTAGCAGTTATATGATATCTTTGTGTAGAAGGAAACATTACAAAATCATTGTCATTTAAAAGTATTTCCAAGCTTCTTCCTTTTCTTCTATTATCATCATATTCTATAAATACTTTACAAGAATCTTTTCCAATATTAACACCGTATAACATAACATAATCTGGCGAGTGTTTTAAATCTACAAGATCAAGTTGTAATAAAGAATGAGAATATTCTCTTGGCTTATAAATTTCTCCAAATGTTTCTTTGTTTACTAATTTAAAACCATATTTTAAATTTATATGTTCACGTAAATAAGTTTGCAACATATCCCATGGTTTTGAAAATGGAAAATTATTATTGTAATTTTTAAATAATAAAATATCTATACATAATTTTTCTCTGTCTATTTCAAAACCTTCAGGCATTTCTATTTGCCCGAAATATATATCTATTTCTGATAAAACTTTCTTTTCCATATTTAAAATATAGATAATATATTTATATATTATTGTAAAGGGTGACTAAGAAACTATGATATTAACTAAATCCCAAGATTGATTTGTATCATTCCAGTTATAACCCCATCTATGAGTATTAACTATATTTTGAGAAATTTGTTCTTCAGTTAATGCTGGTGCATCACCAATTGGTGATTTCCAAGATGCAGTTGCTACATTTTTTACCCATGAAGCATAAGGTTTTTCTGGCCAGAATATTTGATTACCTTCATCCCAAGTATAACCTATACCTGCATAGTTTCCTCTAAATGGTGTTCCACCATTTCTATGCTGTCCACTCTGTGTATTGTAAGATGTTTGAATCCACATTTGAGCGGGCCAGTTATTATGTTTTTCTAAATATTGTTGACCTACTAATTCTTCTTCAATACCAGAAACATTCAGCATATCACTGTTGTTTAGTGTTAATACTGCTATAACTTTTTTATCATTATTTATTTTTGCAAAATGTGCCATAATAAACTCCTATTATAATTTATTTTTAGTTAGTTTTAAATTCATAATTTTTTATTGAAATTTATATCTTATTACTACTATACCTGATCCAGCTGTTACTCCATTTTCATCATTTGATGCTCCTGCTCCTCCTCCTGTATTGGTAACCCCTTGTCTTGGAGCTGCACCATTTTGACCACCAAGTCCACCTCCACCTGAACCACCAGGAAATGTTCCAGATGGTGCGCAACCACCACCTCCACCTGCAAAATATCTTGTACTACCTACAGGACCTGATGTTCCATAACTTGGGGCTGTTGGACCAAAAAAACTATCTGAAAGATAAGAACCAACTCCACCTGGACCACCTGTACCAGCGCTTCCAGTTGCACCTGCAGCACCTGCTCCACCACCACCTCCTCCTCCTCTATTTGGATTGGATCCAGTAGAAGGTCCGCCATTACTTCCTTGAGGGGGACTTGTTGGAGGCGTATTTCCGTTACCCGCTGAAGAACTAGATCCTGGGCTAGGACCCGCTCCTCCACCTGAACCACCTGAACCACCTAAATTCGTTGCAGCATAATTTTGTCCACCCCCTCCACCAGTTGATGTAATAGTTGAAAATACTGAATCTGAACCTGATTGAGGAGTTGATGGTACGCTATCGGCTGTTCCTCCTATTCCACCTCCTCCAACTGTAATTGGATAACCTTGTGCTGAAACTGGTAAAGATGCAGGTGCATTTAAAGGAGATACAGAGGGTAAACTACTATAACTTCTAAATCCACCAGCTCCACCTCCTCCACCAGTTCTTCCAGATCCACCTCCTCCTGCCACAACCATGTATTCAACTGTATCTGATCCTTGAGGATTACCTACTGATGAAACTGTAAAAGTTCCTGGTCCTGTAAATACGTGAGTTTTAAAATCTCCAGATGTTAAAATTGTTCCACCAGTTGCTATAATGAAAGATTTAACTCCAGCAGTAAAACCAAATCCTTTTGCTGAAGCTCCTCCGCGTGTAGACTGTAAAGGCATTCTTTCTTCTCCTTATTTAAATTGTGTTATCGATGCTAGTACTACGTATGTTGATGCTGCTGTTTTAATTGCTGTGTAAGAATACACATCAGTAGATGAAGCATTTCCACCTGTTGGAGCAGATCCACCTTGCCAGATTGCTGTAACAGTTGTTCCATCAACTTGAAGTACGTTGTTATAGAATGTTGTATTATTATTTTTAGCTAAAAGAGCAACAGTAACTGATTCACCAGTATTTAGTGCTGCATTTAATGCAGTAGAAGAGTTTCCTCTTAAGTTAACTGTAAAGTTAGATCCAGCTGCTACGTTTGCAAAATAAACAGCTTGTGTAAGTATATCATAATTAAATGAAGTTACAAATGTAGTTGATATTGTAGCATTCTCAAATACACCAAATATTTTTGATTCACCATTTAATGTAATTCTTCCAAGATCACCTTTTGGAGTTAAAGTTAATCCAACGTTTGTATCTCCACCTGTTGCAGAAATAATTGGACTTGATCCAGCTGCAGCGTTAGCTATTGTAATTTCATTTGTAGCTGATGCAGTTGTTGAAAATTTAATTTGTTCGTTAGCATTTTCATCTATAATTCCATATGTACTTGCAACTATAATATTTTTTGCATTTGTACTTAAGTTTGCTGCAAGTGTTGGAGTATAATCATTAGATAATTTTCCAATGTTAGAATCTACAACATCTGTTCCATTTAAATATAAAATTTTTGTTCCTTTATCTGTTGCAGAGAAAGTAACTCCTGTTTGACCCTGAACTAATATTGTAACGGTAAAAGCACCTGATGTGCTATTTCTAATTACATAAACTTTATTTTTAACACCTGATGCAGTAGTTATAGTTACAGTTCTATTTCCTGTAATTGTCCCTGTTAACTCTATAACAGCGTTTTTACCGTTTGATGTTAAACCATTTGAAAAAGTTAAATCTGTATTTCCAGCACCACCTGCAATAGATATACCAGAATAACCAGCAATTGCTTGTTGAAGAATAACTAAATTTGTATTTGTAATATCACCCCATGTACCAGCGTTTTCGCCAGTTACTTGTATCT